ATACAGGTAAGACTCTATCTGAGGTTACTAAACTCTGTGAAGGCAAATATACAACAGTTGTGCTATACGACAATGATGAAAGTGAATTTAATGTTGACTTTTGGATGAGAAAGAACTATAATAAATGGATATCGTTCCCTTGGGAGAATAAATAGTGGGTGAAGTACAGAAGATAAAGAATAAGTTAAAGGCTGCAGGTAAAAGATATTTTGCTAGTGATAATATTGCCGCTTATATTGAAGATAAAGATAAGTTGATTGATGAGGTAGCAACCGCGTTTGATCAGGTATTAGATAGTTTGATTATTGATAGAGAGAACGATCCTAATAGTCATGATACTGGTAGACGATTAGCTAAGATGTATATTAATGAAATTATGTCTGGTAGATATAATCCTATACCTAAAGTAACCGCATTTCCTAATGTGGGTCCTAAAGCTTATCATGGCATGTTAGTAGTTAGATCAGAAATACGTTCAGTATGTTCACATCATCATCAGCCAGTATCAGGTGTGTGCTATATTGGTATTGTTCCTAATGAAGAGGTTATTGGCTTATCAAAGTACACACGTATAGCTCAATGGTGTGCTCGTAGAGGTACATTACAAGAAGAATTGTGTATAGATATATCGGATGAGATTATCAAGGCTACAGGTTCAGAGGATGTAGCAGTACATATCATGGCTACACATGGATGTTGTGAGAATAGAGGTATTATGGCTAAGTCTTCATTAACACAAACAACCGTATTAAATGGTAAGTTTTGGAACGACGAACCACGGAAAGAGTTCTTCGAGAATATTAAAATGAATCAGGATTTTTCTAAGGATCACTAACCTGTTGACATTGTGTCTATAATATATTATAATATATTAATATTAAGAGGTGTGTATTATGAGAAGATATAAAGTGTATTTGGCTAAGCTTAAAAGAGCTGCGCGTGTAAATGGTTTACCTAATTGTGTTTATAAAGTAGGTATTACTTCTTCTTCTGATGCTGAAACAAGGTTGCGTTATCAAGGTTACGATGAACCTAATCCTATTGTCAGTGCCTTTCCTGATATTAAAGTAATGAATAGTGTCTGGGTTGATGATGAAGATAAAGCTTTAGCTTTAGAAAGTTGTATCATGGAAACTATTCGCGGCAATGAGAAATGGTTTCATAATTGGTTTGAGCCAAGACAGATTTCAGGCATTACTGAAATGCGTGTATGGAACTATGACGAGATTCAACAAATTTTTAGTATCATGTCGGGGTATAAATAATATTATGATACTATCATTTTCTACATTTCTAGGTGAAAATGCTAAACGGGCTAACAAGTTTAATATAGCTTGGCAGGTAAAGCGCACCGATGCTCGTGATATAAAGGATGTAGATAAAAAGATTGCTTTTGTTTTAAAGTTCTTAAACTCTAATAAAAATATTCATAATTATGGTCGCGTTCACAATTGGTTAAAGATGACTGGCGTGGCTTATAAAGGGGAACAGCGTAAGAAGTTTGAGGATGCTGTGGCTAATATAGAAAAGAATAAAAACAAATATGCATCTACTGATGATAGCGGCGGTGATCTCAAATCTTTTTCTAAAGATCAATTACAAAAAGTATATAAGGATTTATCTAAACGCAAATATGGGTTTCAATATAAAACAACACCTAAAGCTCATACTAATTTTGTAAATACTTTGAAAAAGGAATTAGACGATAGATAATGGTATATGCATATTATGAATAAATTGATATCCCATGAGTTTCCATTAGCTTTAATGGATGATAGTGTTAATGATTATTTGTATGTTTTATTACACAAATATTTAGAAGACGAAGAGTATCGTAATAAAGCCATTGCCTATCGTAAAAGGGGTGGATTAGTATATCTTGATAATTCCTGTTATGAATTAGGTGAATCATTAGACAGTGATGTATTATATCAGACCTTTCGCGAGCTTAATTCCCAAATAGTTGTATTGCCTGATGTCTTAGGTGATAAGAAAGCTACTATTCATAGAACCATTTCCTTTCTTCTTAAATACCCTGATTATAGAGAAAATTATATGCTGGTGGTACAAGGAGCTACAGAAAAAGAGTTTATTGAATGTTATCACATGTTATCACCAATGTTCGATTGTATGATTGGAATACCTTTCGTTTTTTCTTGGTTGCCTAAAGATCCCCATATACAAGCACAAGGCCGTATAGATTTATTAAGAAAAATGGTGGATGAAAATATTATTAATACCAAAAAGAAACATCACTTATTAGGAACTTGGCAAGCAAGAGAATTTTGTAATTATAGAGAATACGAATGGATTTATAGTGTAGATACATCCAATCCTGTTATGGCTGCTATTGAAGGTATATCATACATATCTAATTTTGGTATTAATGAAAAACCTAAAGCAACATTTGAAAGTAGTTATTTGTTGACAGAGCGTGACATTAATATGAATTTGTTGTATAATAATGTAAATGAATTTAGGAGTATCGTGAATGGTTGATAAAATAGATCCAGCCCATTATCGGGGTGATGGTGGTATACAGGCAATTGATATTATAGAAGTGTTTAATTTGAATTTTTCAAGGGGTAATGTAATTAAGTATACATTACGTTCGGGGCGTAAATTAGAAGGTGGTTATGACAATCTTACTAAAGAGATAGAAGATTTAGAAAAGGCTAAATGGTATATCAATAGAGAGATTGAGAGGTTGAAACTTTTGTCATGAGGATGTGGAAAGCGGATCCTAGTATTATGTGCAGGCAGCATTTACTAGGAGAACATGTTGAAATGCATATGTTTGCCGGAACCTTTAGAAGAAATATTAGCTTTAAAGGCTATATGAAGAATGGTCTTATTGATACCAATATGGTTGAAGAAAGACATGATGACCTGGTTGCAGAAATGATTAAAAGAGGTTATAATCACAATTCTCCTATTGACTCTACTCTATGTGAAGGTATAGCCAATAAGTATAAGTATGAAGATTATGAATACAGTGAAGCTGATAATCTAAAAGAATTATTGAGACGTTGTGTAAATTGCAGCTCAAGATTCCGCAGAATGTGGATCTAATAGTGGTTCCTAGAACTAATCACTCTAATCTCAATACCGTTCTATTTTTTATTAAGGTGAAAATATGAAAAATGTAATTGTATCATTATCGGGTGGAATGGATTCATCCACATTATTGTTACGTGCTATCAAAGAAGTTGGAGCTGATCATGTAACAGCTCTGTCTATTAACTACGGTCAAAAGCATGTATGTGAACTTGAACGCGCACAGCAGCTTGTAGACCATCTAGCGACCAAAGGTCATAAGATTACATACCAGGTTATTAAGTTAGATGGTATTACGTCTCTGCTTGAGTCTACTTTGGTGACCGGGGGTAATGAAGTACCTGAAGGTCATTACGCAGAAGACAATATGAAGGAGACAGTAGTTCCTAATCGCAATAAGATCTTTGCATCTATTGTTCAAGCTGTAGCTCTATCTGCAGTAAAACGAACTGATGAAGAGACTGCTATTGCATTAGGTATTCATGCAGGTGATCATGCTATCTACCCTGATTGTCGTCAAGAGTTTAGAGATGCGGATGATCAAGCCTTTAGGATTGGTAATTGGGATGCGGATAAAGTAACTTACTTTACTCCTTATCTGCTCGGAGATAAGTTTGATATTTTGCAAGATGGTATCAGTCTTTGTATTGAATTGGGATTAGAGTTTGATGAAGTGTATGCTCGTACTAATACTTCTTACAAACCAATCAATATCGAAGGTAAATGGTATTCGGATTATAAGAGTTCTTCTTCGGTGGAACGTATTGAAGCTTTCATTAAGTTGGATAGACCCGATCCTGTGGCCTATGCTGATGAGACAGGTCCTGTTACCTTTGAAGTGGCAAGAAGTCACGCTAAGAAGGTTCTTAATGAATATCAAGAATTAACCCCACTATAATATATTGAATGAGTTGGAGAAAAATGAAACACCTAGTAAGTAAAACAAGTAATAGCTCGTTGTCTAAATTCACAGACGTGCAAATACAACCTAACGCAATCGATCTTAGAATAGATAAAGTATTTAAGATTAATCCTCGTACACTATTCTCTATATCTGAAGAAGGTAAGTCTCATAGGGAGACTACTCCTGTAGAGACGACAACGCACTCATCCAATCGTATAGACGAGGAATGGTTTGAGCTTGACGCAGGTCAGTATGAAATTATCATGGAAGGTATTATAGATATCGCTGAAGGGGAAGCCGGCTGGGTCATTACTAGATCGTCGTTAAACAGGAATGGTGTTTTCATTACATCAGGACTATACGACTCTGGTTACACTGGTGTAATGGCAGGTTGCTTACACGTACCGGGCAAGACGCGAATTCGAAGAGGTACACGTGTAGGACAATTCTTGTTGTTCGATGCTGAGAATTTAACTATGTATGATGGCTCTTATGGAGTTGGAAAGGAACATGATGAAAAATACAATTAAAGGTACTGATATGTATGGACACTTTGTTGCCTCAATGGTAAAGTGTATGTTCAGGTTTGTCGGTTTTGTCTTTTTATTTTTTGGTGGTATGGTCTATGATATGTGGCCACTCTCGGTAGCTGCTATTATTTTAATCATGGCTGAGACGGTTGGTGTTCTAGAGGAGTTTGTATAGTGGCTATTGTTAGGATTAGAGAAAAAGAATCCTTTGAGAGAATGTTGTCTCGATTCAAAAAGACCGTCGATCGACAAGGTATCCTTCAAGATCTGAAGACCAAGGATTTTTACGAGAAGCCTTCAGCTAAACGTAAACGTACTAAGGATGCTGCTATTCGTAGAGCGAAACATAAAACTCTGAAAGAATCTGATGCTTTAGGACCACATAAGAGTAAGTACTAAGGAGTGCAGATATACATGCACCAATACTTAGTGCCCTCTCTTCCTAACCTAGATATATCTGATTCTATTTCAATTAGCGATGATATTGTAGTAAAGTGAGTATTTAACACTCCCTAATACGGGTTGGACTAAAACTATGGTTCCATTCTGGCTTCAACAATCTTGGCATTGGCGCAATGGTAACAATCCATTTAGATGCGAACTGTTTGTAATGTTTTAAAAACCTATCAGTATCTTCTGGATAGTAAAGCATACTAACCATAAGACCAACGTCCCATGTACGATCCCACGTTAGTAGGTCACCATCAAAGTCGTGTA